ACTCGCGCCGCGAGCCTGCCGAGTTTTTATTCGTGCTTTGCGACTCCGCTTGGCGGAGCCGGCCGCAAGGCACGGGTGAAGTCGAGAGAACTTGCCAGTTCGTCATCCTCGGTCGAGCGCGACGCAGTCACGTCGAAGACCGGGGATCCAGCGCAAGAGTCGCCGAAGGCACAAACAACCCGGAAGTCTCGACGCCTTGCCAAGTCTCACGCCGGAGCCCCGGCCGAAACCAAATATTCCAACGTCAACAAAGAAGGCCCTCACATAATGGCAGCACAAAAAGGCAAAGACCTCCTTCTGAAAGTCGACACGACCGGAGCGGGAGTCTTCACGACAGTCGCCGGATTACGCGCGCGGAGCTTGTCGATCAGCGCCGAGACGGTTGAAATCACGAACACGGAAAGCGCAGGCCAGTGGCGCGAGCTGCTGACAGGCGCAGGTGTGAAGTCAGCGCGCATCACGGGATCCGGCGTCTTCAAAGACGGAGCGTCGGATCAGACGATCCGTGATTATGCGTTCAACGGCAGCATTCGCGATTGGCAAGTGATCGTGCCGGATTTCGGAACGATCGCAGGCGCATTCCAGATCACCTCGCTCGATTTCAGTGGGCGGCACGACGCTGAGATGACGTTCGAAGTTTCGCTCGAAAGCGCGGGCGAGTTGACATTCACGGCTGTTTGATCGGGAGAGAAGAATGGCCAACAAACATCGTGGCGAGATCGACGCACAACTCGGCGGCGAGACGTATAGGCTCGTGCTAACGCTCGGAGCGCTTGCTGAACTTGAAGATGCGTTCGGCGATCAGGACATGCTCGCACTCGCGCAGAGATTTGAGAACGGGCGTTTGTCGGCACGAGACTGCACACGCGTGCTCGGAGCAGGGCTGCGCGGCGCTGGCTACAGCGTAAGCGATGCAGACGTCGCGAGCTTCGAGTGCGACGGCGGCGCCGCGGGTTACGTGGCGATCGTCGCGCGGCTCTTGAATGCCACGTTCGGCGCAAGTGGCAGTGACGCAACTCCGAGCGAACGGGAGGGCAGCGCAGCAAGCAACCCTTTCCCTGGCGCCGCGTGATGGCGGCAGGCCTTGGCGTGCTGCGGTTTGCGCCAGACGTTTTCTGGTCGATGACTCCGCGCGAATTGGAGGCGGCCCTGGAAGGAAAGTTCGGTGGTGCCGAGCAGAAGATGTCCGCGCCGTCGCGACACGATCTGAATGGCCTGATGCAACGCTTCCCGGATGAGGAAATTTAATGCCTGAATATAGCGACCAGCTTGAGACGTGGAACATCAGAATAGCGGCAGACACGAGCGATCTCGAAGACAAACTTCGCACGACAGAGCGTCTCGGCCGTCAGTTTTCGAACTCGCTGGTATCGGCATTCGGAAACATTGCGATCAAGGGAAAAGACGTCGGCGACGTTTTCAAATCGCTCGCGCTGCAGGTCTCGCAGATGGCGTTGAAAGCGGCAATGCAGCCGCTAACGTCTGGCTTTGCGTCGATGTTTCAAGGCGTACTTGGCGGCATAATGCCGTTTGCGAAGCGCGGAGTTATTCAGCAAGGGACGCCGATGCCATTCGCTAACGGCGGTGTCATTTCCAATCCGATTACGTTTCCGCTTGCGGGTGGAAACATGGGCCTCGCCGGTGAGAAAGGCCCCGAAGCAATCATGCCATTGACGCGCGGTGCGGATGGTCGCCTCGGCGTTTCCGCCGCCGGTGGCGGTGGGCAGCAGATCACGATCAACATCGCAACGCCGGATGTTGCGGGCTTCTCACGCTCGCAAACGCAAGTCGCGGCAATGATCGCGCGCGCAGCCGCGGCCGGACAGCGCAATCTTTGAATCGCTGAGGCGAACAACAATCGTACCTTTTGATGGCGAACCCTCATGTCCTTTCACGACATTCGATTTCCGACGGCCATTTCGCGCAGCGCGCAGGGTGGCCCTGAGCGACGCACGGACGTCGTCGTTTTGGCGTCCGGCCACGAAGAGCGTAACAGCCGCTGGGCCGATAGCCGCCGCTCATACAATGCGGGATATGGCGTGCGCTCGCGCGACGATCTCCATCAGATCATCGCGTTTTTCGAAGAAAGGCGTGGGCGGCTGCACGCATTCCGCTGGCGCGATCCGATGGATTGGAAATCGTGTGCGCCAAACGGCACGCCATCGAAACTCGATCAGGTTCTGGGAACGGGTGACGGCGGCACGGCCGAGTTTCAGCTTATAAAAACATACGGCAATGCGTTTGCGCCGTGGCGGCGGGAGATCCGCAAACCGGTCGCGTCGACGGTCAAGATCGCGGTTGGCGGTGAAGACCGCATGGCCGGAACCGATTACATTCTAGATGCAGCGACCGGCCGGGTGACGTTTCGGCCAGGCCACATACCGGCCGCTGGCGCGAGCGTAACGGCAGGATTTGAATTCGATGTGCCTGTGCGCTTCGATACGGACAGGCTCGAAATCAACTTGTCGGGTTTCACCTCTGGCGCCATTCCCAACATTCCGATCGTGGAGGTGCGCCTATGAAGACGCTGTCTCCCGAGCTCGCGGCGCATCTTGCTTCGGGAGCAACAACGCTGTGCTGGTGCTGGCGGCTTGCCCGGCGCGACGGTGCCGTTTCCGGCTTTACGGATCATGACCGCACAATCACCTTCGATGGCACGACATACGAAGCGGCAAGTGGATTCACGGCGAGTGACATCACGGATGGTCTCGGTCTCTCTGTTGCAAACCTCGAAGTCACGGGCGCGCTTTCGTCGAATACGTTGACGGAAGAGGACCTGGCGGCCGGCCGTTACGATGACGCGCATATCGAGATTTATCGCGTCAACTGGGCAGCGCCCGCCGAACGCGTGCTCGTTCGCTCTGGAAGTGTTGGGGAGGTGCGCCGCTCCGGTGCGGGCTTTTCCGCAGAACTTCGCGGACTCGCTCACTACCTGCAGCAACCGAAGGGGAGGTTGTTTCAGCTTTCGTGCGATGCGGACCTTGGAGACGCGCGCTGCGGCGTTGATCTTTCGCTTTCAGCTTATCGCGGCACTGGAACAATATTGACGGCGCCCACATCGCGCCGCTTCACAGTGTCTGGACTCGATAGCTTTGCGAACGGATTCTTTGCGCGCGGGCTGCTTGCATTTTCATCGGGTGCGTCTGCCGGACTAAAAATAGAAGTCAAATCGCACGCCGTCTCTGCAGATCAAGTCGTCATCGACCTTTGGACTGAGGCCGAAGGACCGCCAGCGCCAGGAGACGAACTCGTCGTCACGGCAGGTTGCGACAAGCGCATAGAAACGTGTCGTGCTCGCTTCGACAACGCCGTCAACTTCCGCGGTTTTCCGTCGATGCCTGGCAATCGCTTTCTGACTCAGGTCGGTCGCAGGAGATGAGCATGCCCGTACCTAGCGAAAGTTGCACGATCGTTGACGCCGCGCGTGCATGGATCGGTACGCCCTATCATCATCAAGCAAGTTTGCGCGGCATAGGCACCGATTGTCTCGGCCTCGTGCGAGGCGTCTGGCGCGATTGTTTTGGGTCCGACGCGGAAGTGGCACCGCCGTACAGCCGCGATTGGGCCGAGGCGTCTGTGCGTGAAACGATGCTCGAAGCCGCCGCGCGGCATCTGTTGCCGGTTGACGCTGCCGATCTGGCGCCGGGCGACGTGCTCATATTCCGGCTGCGCCCCAGCGTCGTTGCCAAGCACGCTGCAATCGTCGCGACCGCCGAGACCATGATTCACGCGATGGAAGGCGCCGCGGTAAGCGAGGTTGCGCTTTCGTCATGGTGGCGGCGGCGCATCGCGGGTGCGTTTCGCTTTCCGCTATCGGCGCCTCGTGCGCCCTAATTTCGGTCGCGATACGGCGCTGCCACTTTAATCAAATCAAAACGAGGTATCGACATGGCGACGCTCGCACTCGCGGCCGCTGGCGCAGCAGTGGGCGGCAGCCTGTTGCCCGCAGGCGTCGGCATGTTCGGCGTGGCGCTGTCCGGCGCGACGATCGGATCGCAGATAGGCGCGTTCGCCGGAGCTTACGTCGATAACGCGCTGTTCGGCTCATCTGGCCAAAGCCGCACCGCGGAAGGCCCGAGGCTGAGCGACCTGCGTCTCACGGGATCGACGGAGGGCGCGCACGTGCCGCGCATTTATGGTCGCGCACGCGTCGGCGGACAGATCATCTGGGCGACGGATCTTGTCGAAGAGATCGTGACAACAACGGAACCATCTGGATCCGGCAAAGGCGGCTCGGGCGGCGGCACGACGCTGACGCAATACCGCTATTATGCAAATTTTGCGGTCGCGCTCGGAGAAGGCGTCATCGAGCGCGTCGGCCGGATCTGGGCTGACGAGCAAGAACTCGATCTGTCTCGCACGACGTTCCGCCTGCATTCCGGAACCGAAACGCAATCGCCGGATACGCTTATCGCTGCGCGCGAGGGGCTGGGCAACGCGCCAGCGTATCGAGGGATTGCGTATTTGGTATTCGAACGCCTTCTGCTCGCGCCATACGGCAATCGCGTCCCGCAGCTCTCGTTCGAAGTCTTCCGCAGTGTGTCGCCAGCGGAAAAGGGCATTCGCGGGGTCGTCATGATTCCGGGATCCGGCGAATTCGTCTATGCCGACAAGCCCGTCCACCAGAAATTTGACGACGGCGTCTCGCAATCGGAAAACGTGCATCAGAAAATCGGCAGAACGGATTGGCAAGTCGCGGTCGATCAGTTGGAAGGGGCGCTGCCGAATGCGAAGTCCGTATCGCTGATCGTAAGCTGGTTTGGAACGGACTTGCGCGCAGGTGTGTGCCAGATAAAGCCGGGCGTCGAAACGCGCCACAAGTCGACGGCGCCGTTAACGTGGTCTGTTGCGGGAACGACGCGCGCGAATGCATATCTTATCAGCGCTCGTGACGGGAACGCAGCATACGGCGGCACTCCGTCTGACCAATCGGTCGTCGCCGCGATCCGAGATCTGAAAGCGCGCGGCCTCAGCGTAACGTTGACGCCGTTCATCCTGATGGACGTCGCGCATGGCAACGCGCTGACGAATCCCTACGGCGGATCGAGCCAGCCAGCGTATCCCTGGCGTGGGCGCATCACGTGCCATCCGGCTGTGGGCGAGGCGGGAACAGTCGACAAGACGTCAACAGCCGCGAGTCAGATAGCGGCGTTCGTCGGAACAGCCGCAAGGAGCGATTTCTCTCTCAGCGGCAGCACGGTGCATTACTCCGGGCCGAGCGAATGGTCGTATCGCCGGATGGTTCTGCATCAGGCGTATCTTGCTAAAGCCGCAGGCGGCGTCGATGCGTTTGTGATCGGCAGCGAAATGCGCGGTTTGACGACGGTACGTTCCAACGCGGATGCTTTTCCGTTCGTAACGGCGTTGATCGCACTCGCTGCTGATGTGAAGGCGATCCTTGGCCCATCGGTCAAAGTGCTCTATGCGGCCGACTGGTCGGAGTATTTCGGACATCAACCGCCCGACGGCACGGGCGACGTTTATTTTCACCTCGATCCCCTTTGGGCCGCGAACGATATCGACGCGATCGGCATCGATGCATATTGGCCGCTCGCCGATTGGCGCGACGGACGCGATCATCTCGATGCCAAGAACGGCGTCGCGTCGATCTATGACGCCGCGTATCTGCGCGCGAACATCGAAGGCGGCGAGGGCTACGACTGGTATTACGCGTCATCCACGGATCGCGACGCGCAGATCCGCACGCCGATCACCGACGGAGCGGGCAAGCCTTGGGTTTTTCGTTTCAAGGACATCCGCTCGTGGTGGAGCAATCAGCACTTTAATCGCGCGGGTGGAATTGAAAGCAGCACGCCGACCGATTGGGTGCCGCAGTCGAAGCCGTTCTGGATCATGGAGTACGGCTGCCCCGCAGTCGACAAAGGCGCCAACCAGCCAAACGTTTTCGTCGATCCGAAAAGTTCGGAATCGATGTTGCCGCATTACTCTCGCGGCTTGCGAGACGACCTGATGCAGGCCCGCTATATTGCGGCGTTCCGCGATGCGTTCGACTGGACGAAACCGAACTACACCGGCAGCAATCCGATCTCGTCCGTCACCGGCGCGCGCATGGTCGATCTTGATCGGATGCACGTCTACTGCTGGGACGCGCGGCCTTATCCCGCGTTTCCTGCTGCAACGACGTATTGGAGCGATGGAGAGAATTGGCCGCTTGGGCATTGGCTGAATGGCCGTCTCGGCGGCGCCGGTCTTGATGATCTCGTCGCGCAAATTCTCGCCGACTACGATTTCTCGGACTTCGATAGTGCTGCGCTAACGGGAACCGTGCCGGGCTACATCATCGACCGCACCATGTCCGCACGCGACGCTCTTCAGCCGCTGGAACTGGCGTATTTCTTCGACAGCATCGAAAGCGGGGGAGAAATTGCGTTCCGTCATCGCGGCCGCGCCGAGCCATCGCTCACTTTGACGGCGGATCGCTTCGTCGAAGAGCAGCCGGGTGACGCGCTTTACGAGTTGACGCGCGCGCAGGAAACAGACTTACCCGCTTCGGCAAAGCTGCGTTACATTTCGAGTGCGGACGTCTATCCGCAGGCAGTCGCGGCTGCGCGGCGTTTGACGGGAGCAAGCGGCCGCATCGCCGAAGCCGATCTTCCGATCGTGCTTGATGACAGCGAGGCAGAAACACTCGCCGAAAGTTGGTTGTATGAAACCTGGGCGGCGCGAGAGAAAGCGTCGTTCAAACTGCCGCCGTCGACATTGGCGCTTGAGCCGGGCGACACAATCTCGGTTCCAATTGCTGGCCGGGAGCGTCTCTTTCGCTTGACGTCGACGACCGAACGCGGCGTGCGCGAAGTCAATGCACTCAGCATCGATCCCGATGTTTATAATCGCATCGATGTACCGTCACGTCCCGCACCAAAGGTCGATGTCGAGCAGGCAGGATCGCCCGACGTCGTGCTGATGGATCTGCCCGTTTGGAACTCGCTTGCGGATGCGCGTACGGGCTACGCTGCGGCATTGCAGAAGCCCTGGCCAGGAAGCGTCGCGCTTTATGCGTCGCCACAGGTGGAGGGCTACCAGCTCAAGGCCATCGCAAACGCTCCGGCAACGATCGGTGTGACGCTCGATCCTCTCGCTTCCGGTCCTGAAAGCGTGATCGATTGGGCCGCGCGGGTGCGCGTTCGCCTGGTTCACGGAGAACTGGCATCAGTCGATCTCGTGTCTATGCTCGCGGGTGCAAACCTTACGGCGATGCGCAACGCGAACGGCGACTGGGAGATCGTGCAGTTCATGAGTGCGGCGCTCGTCGATGCTGCAACCTACGAGCTATCCGGCTTTCTTCGCGGCCAATTCGGCACCGAGAGTGCGATGACCGCGGCAATCCCGGTCGGTGCCAAAGCCGTGCTGCTCGATGGTGCGATGACGCCCATAGCTCTGCAGGAGAATGAAATCGGTCTAAAACTGAATTGGCGCTACGGACCGGGCAACCGGGATATCGGCGACGAGTCCTATGTGACGGAGCCGTTCGCCTATCGCGGACTCGGACTGCGTCCGCTATCGCCAGCCCACATCAAAGGGGCGCGAGACGGTCACGATCTCAAACTGTCCTGGGTACGCCGCACGCGAACGAGCGGCGACAACTGGGACGTGGCGGATGTGCCGCTGGGCGAAGAACGGGAAAGCTACGAAATCGATATTCTGGACGGCAGTACCGTGAAGCGCACGCTGGCAACGTCCAGTCCGGACGCCGTGTATTCGGAAGCTGCCCAGGTATCTGACTTTGGAAGCGTACAGTCCTCAGTGAGCGTCGCGATCTATCAGACCAACACGATCTTCGGGCGCAGCCCGCCCCGTTTTGCCGTCCTTTAGGTGCCCGTGGCCGCGATCGACGACTGACTTCGCTTGTTCCAAATCCCTAGCAGAAAGTGATGACAGACATGGACCAACCTCCGTGGCTCGCCGCCGCGTGGGCCGAATTTGGCGTGCGCGAAATTCCCGGTAGCACCGATGCGCCGGAAATCATCCGCTATTTCCACGAGGCGGGAGATGCCGTGACCCGCAGCGAGACGACGCCTTGGTGTGCAGCGTTTGCAGGTGCAATGCTTAAGCGTAGCGGGCGCTCCGGAACAGGTTCGCTTTTGGCGCGCTCGTATCTCAATTGGGGGACGTCCCTGGATAGCGGACGCCTTGGCGCGGTGACGGTGTTGTCGCGCGGAACCAATCCAGGCGCCGGGCACGTCGGCTTCCTGATCGGAGAGTCGAGCAGCAATCTCTATCTTCTCGGTGGCAATCAAAACGATGCGGTCTCAGTCGCAAAATTTGCGAGGTCGCGGCTTCTCGGATTCCGCTGGCCGAAGGATAGAGAGACGACGAACGCCGGAAACGAAATTTTCGTCAAGGCGCTTGCGCACGTCCTCGAAATGGAGGGCGGCTATTCCAACGATCCGCAAGATCCTGGCGGCCCGACCAATCGCGGCATAACGCTGGAAGTCTACGCGGCCTTCACGGGTAAGAGGCTCGACTCAAGTTCTCGCTCAAAGCTGATTTCGGAGCTGAAGCGTATTCCAGCTTCCACCGTCGAGACGATCTACCGGCAGCGCTACTTCCTGAAAGCGTCGTGCACGGAATTCGCGGCCCCGCTGGCGCTGATGCACTTCGATACCGCCGTCAATCACGGTGTCGGAGCCGCTGCACGCATGTTGCAGACGGCGCTGCAGGTTGCCGTCGATGGCGAGATCGGACCTGAGACCATCGCCAGAGCGCGCACGCACGACCTCTTCGCACTGCTGGACGCATACGCCGAGATACGCCGTGGCCGCTATCGAGCGCTCCCGCACTTCAGTCGCTTCGGTCGAGGGTGGCTGAAGCGCGTCGACACAACACTCGCACGGGCGAAGGACTGGTCGAAAGTCGATCCGCTCAATCGCGGGCTGCAGCTGCCCGATCAAATCGCAAAAGGAGAAAGCACCATGGCCACCCCGAAAACGAACGCGTCAGAACTCGATGAGGCGAGCAAATCTTGGGCCCGCTCGCGCACGATCTGGGGCACGCTGATTACGGCCGCCGCCACCGTGATCCCGGCGCTCGGTCCGGCGGTGGGGATCGTCATTCCGGCGGACGTCATCCAGGTTTTCGGCGACCAAGCCGTGACGCTGGCGCAGGCGTTAACCGCACTTTTCGGAACCATTCTCGCGATTTACGGCCGCCTCAAAGCCGACACACCGTTGGCCCTCCGCAAAGTTAAGGACTAGGAGCGCGGACGATTTTGAACGGGCCGACTGAGGTATTCATCGCCCGTTCAACGCGATATTCTTATCTGGGGGAACTTCTGAAAGAGTGCCGATGGCAGGATCGAGGACAGCGGTTGCGACGATCGCGGCGGCAGCAGGCGCGCTGTCCGCCCCGGCGTCAGCCGCAGACTGCATGACCGATTGGGGGCTCGCCGGTCAAATCGTCCGCCGCGAGAACCTGATCACTGTCGAGGAAGTTGCGAAATCCCTGGCCGCCGATGGCGTAGGGACACTTGTAAAAATGACCCTTTGCCGGTCTGACGACGGCTATTTCTATCGTCTTGTGATCCGCGGCCCCGCGGGGGAACTCAAAACCACCATCATGACTGCAAGGGTGCGATGA